AAACTTATTTAGTCTTCTTCTTTCGTCATTCATTGCTTGAAATATACTACGATTCATTGCAACGTCTTCAACTGTAGATGATGTACAATTATATTTTTGATGTAATTCTATAATAATATCTACTACACCTTTCTTTCCTATTATTTCTCCTGTCTCTGGATTCTTAGAACCTATAGTTGGAATACTTCGATGTCTTTCATATTCTAATACATACAATTCATTATTTGCATCAATCGCAATAACAGTTATAACACTATAATCAGAATGTTTTGTATCTATATCAGTAGCAGGGTCACAACCAATAAATGTATTAATAGGAATATCTTCATTGTCTTTTACTATATAATTGACTCCATCTTCATTTTTAAAGTAACCATTATAATATCTTATATGTTCTCTTTTCCATATAGCATCTTCTTCAGATTGCACTTCCATCATATATTCTTGATAAAATTTTTGAGGCATCCCACTATCAGCATAGAATTTTTTCTTTTCTTCTAGTTTCTTTTTTGTAAAGAAAGAACCCCATAGTGGAGTTTCATTATCTAATAATGCTTTATAAGTAATTACTTTCCAAGCAAACTTTTTATTTTCTTTTTTAGACTTTGCATAATTATTGAGAAGATTGTTAATAAAAGAATCATAATGTACAGGAGTACCGTTAACACGAAGACGACCAGTATGAGGCTCAATAGCGGGATAGATAACAGCAGTAACAAGATTAGCATTTTTATCTCGTGCTTCTTGTGTGATTGTGTTTGCTTCATGCTCGAAGTCATCGAGTACGATGAGGTCGTATCTTTTGTGTAGTTTTGCTCCTCCTCTGATTCCTGCGACATTACTTTTACTGATGAGTTTACATCCATTTTTTAACTCTATATCTTCCTCTGTCCATTTTTTTCCTTTTAAATCTCCAAAATAATATTTTAATCTATCGTTAAACTCAAGATGATGTCTGATATAATCCATATTACCTACACTAAGTTTTTGTGTAGCAGACACCCATGCATAAAAAAGAAAGTCATCTTTACAGAAAACAAAATCTTTTAACATAGATGCTTTTGTTAATACGGTTTTACCATGACCTCTAGGAATAATAATGGCAGTTTGTTTGTTATCGTGGTTATCAATTGCATCGGCAACTTCATAATGAAAAAATGGCGTTTCACTTCTCAGGAAATCATCAGGTAAAAACAATTTACCAAAAGCAATTAAATCTGTATATGCAAGTTTTAAAGCTTCTTCAGCTTCTGAAACATTCTGTGTATTTATATTTGCCATCTATAATAAATTTCATTTGATTGCAAGACTTGGAGCTATTTCCATCTTTATGATGTATATGCTGGTTAGGGCCTTTATTAGCTAAATGCCAATATGCAAGTTTAGGAATTAAAATGATTTTGATTTCTTTTTTTGTTTTTTCCATTCGTTTCTCTTGTATTCTAAAAATTTAGCTCCTTCATAAGGATTAAATATAGTAGTAATTAATCTATTATCATCATCATCATAATAAGGGTCTATTATAGTAACTGGAGCATTAAATATATTTTTATCATCTAATCCTAATTTATCTGCATAACTATCCATTATTTTAAATGAAGCTACTTGTATAGCGTGACTTATTAATCCACTAGCTGAATCTTTTAATACTTGATAACCACTAACATGAGTATGTCCACAAGTAAGTATATGGTCTTTCCATCCCATTTGAGCTGCCTTTGCAACTCCATGAGCTGTATTCCACATACTATTTCCTTTAAACATATGTCGAGCATTAATACGAATTTCTTTTCCATTGGGAAATGTTAAGTTTAATCTTGCTCCCCATTGTTCATATACTCCAGAGTGGTCTCTCATTATAAATTCTAATGGGTCACCATCTCCACTCCATACATCATGATTTCCAGCAACTAAATATAACCATTCTACTTGATTAACAAAATGTTCAGTAAGTCTCCATGATTCTTTAGCCGAAGTAGATTGTTGTCCATATAATGCTTGTAGTCTACCTATCCAATTGTTTTGTATATCTCCTAAATTACCACCAAATAGTCCATCTGTTTTATTTACTAGATTACATAAAGAATATATTTCAGCTAAATCAGTTCCATCATCATCAACGTGAGGGTCACCAAAATGTAATATTCCTATCGGGCCCATTTGATTGATTTTTATGTTTATTAATTTTTTAGATTTTTTTGCTTTTAATTTTTGAGTGTATTGTTTTTTTCTATGCTCTATTATTTCTTCAATAGGTATATGTTCAACTTCTTGTAATTCTTCTAATTCAAATGGAGATTTCTCTACTATAGTTGGGATAAGAGTTTTTTTCTTACAAGCATAACACATCCATCTTTGACGTTTTTTATTATTTTTCCAATACTGCCATCCATCTTTTCTTATATTTCTAGACCCACACTTAGGACATGCTATTATATTACCATCATCATCTTTTCTCATATTATTCTTCTTCTATAGTTGAATTGTTAGATATTTCTTTTCTTTCTGCTATTTGAATATCTTCAGAACCAAATCCTTTAAACATTCCTACTATACCAGTTTCTATTTGTTTAACATTATTACTTGATGTTCCAACAATTTTACCTAATTCTTTTGTGGATTGTAATATAATATTATCGTCTTCACTATAGTCTGCTAAGTGTTTTAACTTACCTAGTATATACTCATGGTCTATTCCTAATGTTTTTGCAACGTCTAATACTGATTTTTCTATTTCTTTCATAACTCTTTCCTGTTTTAATAGTATAGCTGCTTTTTTACCAGCTTTGTCTTTTGACATTTCACTATATGCTTTTTGATATGCTTTTACAGCTCCCATACCTACTACAATATTAGTAGCAAACATTTTTTCTTTATTTGTTACTTTCGTTCTTTCTTTTACTCGTTTGTTTGTATCTTTAATTGTTTTACTAAATGTATAACGATTTGGATGTTGTGAAAAATCTGTATCCATTTTAACTGTATGTCTATTTAAAAAACTTCCTACAATAGTCCTTACCCACCCATTTGCATATTTATAGTTTTTTCTGTCGCCTGGATGATTTACGTTTTTACTTACTTTAAGTAATTGTACAATTCTACCATCATCTGACCATACCCAATCTCCTTCATTTCCAGTCCTCCAATCATCATGGATTTCTTCACTAGGGCAATTTTCTTTAAATTCCTCATATGTCTCATATACATAATGAGGTACTCCTTTAATTGTCTGTTTCTCCAACAATCTCTCCTATATTTACTTGGTGTCCATTTTTTTCTAATCTAGAAACTAACCTATCTATAAGGTCATTTACTTCTTCTGGAATCATAAATACCTTATCATTAATCTGTATTGGAAAGTATGATTGAGATATAGTCTCTAATATATCTTCTTGCTCTTCTAAGCTTAATCGAGATAATCCTTTGTATAATTCAGCCATTTTTTATTTCTTTCTACTACACATTATATATCCTTTACCCAACCACCGCCCAGAATCTAAGTATAAGTCAAATACAAATCAAGTAGTTTACCCAAGTTGTTTACAAAAAAAATTGTAGGATTTTGAAATGTAACCTTTTTCCCATAGTATACCCCCTATACGGGGGATTTCGTAAATAGAATTTACGTTATTTTTGATTTGTATTTTATTTGATTAATTAATTAGTAAAAGGAGAATAACATGTCTTTATCAAGAGATGACTATCTGGAAAGAGCTGCAAAGCTTGAGAAGGAGACTCTCGATAAGATTGTTAAGGCACCTGTTAAGCGTGGCTGGAACTCTACCTTTCGTATGTCTATACCTAGTATAAATGATATAAAGAGAGAGTTCAACACACGATTGGGTGTAATCAACGAGATGTGCGTTAACGCAGGTCACAAGGCTCTATGGGAAGACCCAGATGAGGCTGACGTTGATATGCAATCTTTCGAGTAATCTTTCGGATGAAAATGGAGGATGGGAGTGAACAATAGTAACTCCCACAGCCTCTTTATTATTACATATTATTACATTTATTGTCATAAGAATGTCGAAGAGTGTGTCAGAGAGTGTTTATTACTATATATATACTACTTTTTGCATAACTTTGGCATACACTTTATATTATATCCCGAGGTCGATGAGCCTAACTATATAC